GTCGATTGCCTCAACTCATGGCCGATAAGAAAATACGTGGTATTGCGGAACTGTCGCGGCGGACAGAATTGAACCGAAGAACTCTAACCAATCTTTACGATGATAAGAACACCGGAATTGACTACAAAACACTAGAAGCGCTCTGCCGCTATTTCCAATGTGACGTAGGCGATATCCTGTATTGGGAGGAGGAAGGGAAGTAATCCCTTCCTGTTTTATTTACAATCCGTAATTTTCGCCAAAGTCGTCCAGAAATTCATTAATGAAATCCTCGAATGATTCAAGAAACGTTGGATCGTCATGCATTTGTTCTGCTACGCTTCTGGCAAGTTCTTCATCCATACCAGAGTTTATAAGGTTGAATCTAATTGCTTCTTTCACTGCGATTCTCGGGTTCATTTTTTATTCTCCTTTTTTCATCGTCTCGTCCGAATATGCTGAGTCACGTAGTGGCGGAGGCCGTATAGGCTGGCCCTTATCCCCTGAGGGATAAAATAGATGCGTTCATAGAGGGTCATATACCTAACTCCTGACGTATCTTTACCTGCGCCCACATTTCCAATCGTCCTGTGGTTTCCAATATCTCTGTTAATAGTCCATTCTTCCGTTCCACTTCTTTCTGTAATGTTTCTATGGTAGATAGTAGTTTCCTTACATCGTTTGGGTCTGCAGCCCACTTTTGTTCATCTGCATATTGCCCCTTCAATACCTCTATCTCTTCTTTACTAAGCATCTGTCGTCCCCTCCAATGGTTACATTTCGAATGATCCCTCTAAGATCGCCTTGATCGTGTCCGCGTTGTCCTTTTTCAAGAATCGGATTTCCTCTTTCAACTTGTCGATATCGTTCAACAGTTTCAGCGTCTGCGGTCCGGGAAGAAGTGCTCCAACTGCTGCGGATTCGCGCATCTGCGTCAGTTCACGTTTACTGATCATCTGTTACCTCCTGGATATCGAATTGGCCTTCCCTTATATGTTTTTGAAGATTCTTTACGATCCAAAATACTCCATGATCAAAATCAGAAGCAGAAGTTGCATACACGAATTCAACTGATTCCAGATGGTTTAGCAGCAGTTGTTTATCTACTTGTTCCATGAGTACCTCCCATACCGGATTCGGCCTTCGCTGCGCTGGGTGATTCGATCGTCTCGATGTATTCAACCAACCAAGTTCTTAAGTTCTGCCTTAATAATCTCTTGGATCCGTTCCTCGCTTGGAATGATTTTTTTAGCAACCTCTTTCAGCCTTTCTTCCAAAACACCGAACAGTTCCGTTTCTGCATATTTTCTTGTTTTATCCATAATCCAGTGTTCGGCTCTAGTTGTCTTATCTCCACCCTGTGAGGAAGGCATGTAGCGTTCCGCCATCTTGTTTGAAGTCTTTGAGTACAAGTAGCACGGTTCGTCTAGGTAATTCTTCAATACAGCCTTAATGTATTTGTCAACATCTCGCCTATTGGGGAATCTGTCATGAGCAGACGTATATTCCCTTCCCACAACAGCTTCTTCAAGATAACTGTTTACGATTGGTGAAATTATGTTTTTCACTTCATCTTCAACCAGTCTTTGCGCGGTTTCTTTAACCATTTTCCGAATTTCGACACTTGCAATCTCTGAAATAAGCTCTTTTAACTCATAATTCAAATCTTCCTTGTCAATATCCAAGACAACATTTGCCTTCATCGTTTATTCATCCTTTCGCGTAATTTTTGTTTATACCGGATCCCTTCCGGCGTTTCATCCAACCACTTATGGCACGGAACACATACATGCAACAGGTCATTTACTGTTGTTTTATGCTTCAACTGCTTTCTGCCGATGATGTGCGCCCGCTGTACCGCCTCGGCGGCTCTGCAACGTTCACAGAGTCCGCCTGAGCGATCCTTCAACTGTTTGTCTACCTTTGTGCTGATATCCCCCATCTGCTTCTGAGAAAGCTTTACAGGCTTGCTACGGACTTGCATGTCTTTGGTATATGCGCGGACAGGCTCGTTCGCTAGGTTAATAGCCATAATCAGAACGGAAGATCATCATCGGAAATGTCGATGGGCTTGCTATCTCCAAACGGATCAGCATTCGGTCTGTCTGCTTGGCGTTCTACTTGCTGTCCGCCTTCGCCGCGCTCCAGGAACCGGACATTATTGGCGATGCACTCATTGACATATACCTTCTTGCCCTCATTGTTCTCGTAATTGCGAGTGGTCCATCGTCCATCAACTGCACAGAGACGTCCTTTTTTGAGATAGTTGGCGCAAGCTTCAGCGGCTTGGCGCCATACCACAACGGGGATAAAGTCCGCTTTCTTATCTCCCTTAGCAAAAGGGTCATCCACCGCTATAGTAAATGTGCATGTTGCTGTTCCGTTCTGCGTGTACCTCAATTCCGGGTCCCTCGTTAAACGCCCAACCAATGCGACTACGTTCATTTAGGCTGTCTCCTTTTTCTTTTCAGATAGTTTATTTGCGAGATATACATTGAGTTTTGCATTGGATTGACCAGCTGCTTTTTGCTTGGTATGCCATTCTTCAAAACCTACCAAGCTACCAGCGAGTTCATTCCACTTGTCATGCAATTGAGAAAGTAATGCTGCGTCTGTTTCTGCTTCTCTCATGCGCTTCTCTTCTTCCTTACGCTGCTTGTCGTCCAATTCTGCGCTGCTGATCTTGTCGGGGTCTTCGCCTGTGGGAATCGCAAAGGAACGCAATAGCAAGTATTTGTAGCTGTATGTCATGGCCTTACCTACACCCTTATCCTGGGTATCTGCGCCAGTGCCGGAGCTGACGATTACTTCAAACTCTCCGGTGTCAATGTCGATGATTTTGTACTTGGTATCCACGGTAGACAGGTTTCCTTCGCGCTTGTGCGATTGCTCAAACGGCAGAATGACCAACCCATTCCTGATCAGGCTTTCGCGGACTGCGGATGTAACCTTTTCTTCCGATATCGCTTTATACTTGGTGTTGTTAAACTCCACCTTGTCATCTTTGGAGAGGTAAGCCACCTCCTGCATGACCTTGCTTATCTTCTGGTATAAGTTGAGTTTCGAGTCCATATGGATCCTCCTCTGCTATAGAAATCCGAATCGTGACATATTCATATTGATCTGTTTCTTGCGGTGCTGTAGGCGCGTTTAGGAGCCATTCTGAGGCATCCGAAGTATCCGCGAATCTTAGCGCACCTTTCATAGTTTTGGATGTCTCCATTCGCCGTGTAGCGGTGTCATACGATCTTGCGATAAACAGGTGAGTCCCTTTATGTCGGAGGAGGCAGCGTGTATAAGATTCCATAGCACCATGCTCCTTAATGTGATAAAATAGTTGTGTCATCTCCTGATCTCTGACGCTGCTCAAACAGCGTCTTTTTGCTTTATCAGGTGGTTTTTCAGCATAATCATGGCGATCATCCGGCCGTTTGGCACCCTCCACCTCCATTTTGAGGCTAGTTCATGGTATGTCATGGGAGTTCACCAACCTTAGTCAGCGCTTCATCGGTCTGCGCGTAGTATCCTCTTAATCCGACACGCTGAGCATGGTTGCGAATGCCTTTTGCCAAGTCCACCAAAATCTCGCGTTCCCGGATCAGTTCCTCTATCCACATTTGATACACAGATGGGGGTATCTTATCCCCGGATTGGATGGCCTCGGTGATGCTGATTGTTTTTTCACTCATGGTTATTCCTCCTTAGTAGATTTAAGGGCTGCATGGGCAATATCAGCCGGGTTTCCAAAAGGCGCCCACTCTCTCTTGCAACACTCTGATGTTGGGTCCCAAATGTCCATCCAGTTTTCTTCATTTGCAAATTGTTCCAGCGCTTTGTCCTTTTCTTCTATGAGGGATAGGAGGAATGGAACGTACTCTTGATGTTTTTCTGTCATCGTTTCGTCTGCTTGAGAAAAATCTAAGAAAGATGAATCCGGGTCTTGAAGAACACTTACTAATTGCTTAATCTCCTCAAGCTTGATCATGCTGCGCTGTTCCCTCCCTCTACATGCTTCTTGATCTCCTCGTTCATCTTCCGTTGTTCCATGTCTTGCATATCCTCGTACTCTGACAGTTCCATGACAAACTTCATGCGGTAGCCTTTTTCGGTTACTCTTGCTGCGAGTGTTTCCAGGCTGCTGGCGGACCAAATGAAGTGTCGGTCGCATTCGGTGTCTACTACCCATTCATACATGGTGTTGGCTGCGGTGTTGGGTTCTGTATTCGCAAGAGGCCTCATAACAGCTTAATTCCCTCCTCAGATGCACACTTGTCGCACAACTTAGTCTGCCGGAACTGTACCGTAGCCTCATACATGCCGCATACATCACAGCAGGTGGTGGTCCAGGTTACAGGTACTTCCATGATGGGATAGCGGTATTGCGGCTGTAACATCTGATTTTCAAGCATGTAAATCCCTCCTGTTATTTTGAAACGAGTTTGTCAACAGCTGCCATTGCATCCTGCTTTGAATCAAATTCATTCGGCCAATCACATTTCGGGTGAGTAAAGCAAACTGCGTTGTATCCATATCCAACCCAGTAGAGTTTTGCGCCATTATAATTTTCGATAAAAGTTTTCATGATTTCATCCTCCTCAGAATTTGTCCTCTTGCTTTTCAATCTCCCTGCATATCTCATGATGCCAATTGATATCCCCTGCACAGTACGCTATATAGGAGAGTTGTTTGAGTTCATCCAATCGCTGTATCATGCTGGCGTTATGCCGGAGACAATGGTGCAAGTCGGTTTGGTCCAGCGGATCAAGCTTGTTCCATCCGCCTAACTTAGTGGCTTTCAGCTGCAACTCGGCTAAACGTCTATGGATTGCGGCGACTCCGATCACAGTAACCACCATCCCATCGCAAGCAGGATCATGACTACGGCGATTGCCTCAGTGTTGGATACCTCGTGATTGATGACTTCCAGCCGATGTACATTGTCGATCTCTTGGCCGTTGATGCGTACTTTCATGTTTATCTCTCCCTTTGTTCATCCGGGAGCAACGTTTGGTGTGGATAAGGCGCGATGTTTAGTGGATGGATGATTATTTTAGTTGATGGACACGCCACCGCGTTGCAAGAATTGCTTTACATCTTCAATGGATACCGCAGCTCCGATTCCTTGAGCATCCTTGCCGGAAGCTGTTACCACGCCGACTACTTCCCCTATGAGATTGACCAAAGGGCCTCCGCTGTTGCCGGAGTTAATCGCCATATCCATGATCATGTAGCTGTTCCAATTGCCGGATACGATGCCTCTGGAGACCGTCAGGCCAAACACTTTGGGGAATCCCAATGTGACCACTGTAGTACCAATGGAGGGATTCTTTCTTGCTAGTGTGAGAGGATTGCCCTCAACCTCTGTGGTCAAGATAGCCAAGTCCCACATTTCTTCCCGATACCCAACCTTGGCCTCTACATTCCGATCCCCTACTTTTACAAATACGGTTTCTCCCGCTTTAGCCACCACATGTTGATTGGTTAGAATAGTTTTCGGTGCTATGAAAAACCCTGTACCGCTTTGGCCTAGTGTGTCGATGTACACCACGCTTTCCCCGATGACTGGAGATAGGGATTGGATACGCTCCTCTTCTGATGGCCGATCCGCGTACCCATTTCCTGTTGATACGAATAACAGCACAACCCCGACAATGACAACCCAAGTCAAAATCATGAGCAATCCGGCGTATTTCATGTTGCGATTTATCTTCCCGTGTACCATGTTTATCCTCCTTTACGGATTATTTAGAGCATTAAATAGTGGTTTCTGGTAAAATATTCATCATGCGGATTTGTCTGTTTTCTTTTTCCCTGCATCCGGTACGGTTCTGGCGTATTCCATGACAAGGGCTTCGGTGATAGTGGCGGTGATTTTGCCGGATTCATCAGGTCGGAAGATAAGAGTTTTTGTTGTCATGATGTCACCTCTTGTACAATCCCCTTCTTCAACAGAAGTTTGTGAATGAAATCAATTCCTTTTGGTGTCACCATCGGTTGTGTTTTGTTTTCAATCTCGCCGTTAGTATGTGGGATAGGATAAAGTCGAAGTTCAAAATACCCACGATCAATGAAAGATTGGTACGGTTCGTTGTTGTACCGAAGAATCTTTTCTTCCCGAAGCAGTTCAAATAGTTTGTTCCGTCCATAACCCAGCATTTTAGCCACTGTTCCAACGGCCTTGTTGTTTCCTGCATTCATAGCCACATCGTATAAAGCGACTTTAGGCTTATCTGTCAGAATCTTCGCTTCTGCTGCAGCTCGTGCGGTCTGTTCGTCTTTTAACCGGGTGAGGATTTGGATCATGCCGTCAGGGGTGCTTAATGCTGTGAAGAGTGCTTCCGGTGTCATGTAGGCACCGTGCTTGCGGATGGAGGGCAGGACTTCGGACGTAATCCATTTGCGGAATGCTTTGGCCTCCGGCTTGCGGGATTCCAGGATTACGTCGTAAAGTCCGTCTTCGTTGATGATGGTTGCTGAATTGTCTCTTCCTAATGAGTCTTTCACGGTGTGGTTTGAAACCACATCGCCATGCAGCCTTGCTCTTACATCTGGAGAACGTAGTCCAAGAACATCGCATACGTCTTTCAGAACAAACCATGGCTCCCCATCTTTCACAATTGTGCGAACTTGCACTCCGTCGAAATTAAAAATTTCGTTCATTGTAATACCTCCTTCAAATTGCTGTTTTAGAAATTATTTCTTCAAAAAAAATCTCGGAAACTTTGAATTTAAGCGCCTTTGCAATGATTGGAACATGATTGGCATCAAAAGTGTAATCGCCATTCTCGTACTTGCAGTAAGTAGAGGCGTTCTTAAAACCCAGCATTTCTGCCATTTCTTGTTGATTTATACGCATTTCTTTTCTACGGCGCTTGATTTTAGCCAGGTCCAGTGTAGTCACATTGTTCACCGCCTTCCATTTCTGTTTTAGAAATCCTTGTGATTTCACTATACATTTCTGTTTTAGAAATGTCAACAATAAAATTTCTGTTTTAGAAAGAAAAATTTTCGTTTTTAGAAATTTGTTTATAATTGATAGTAGATTTCATTTGAGGAGGAAAAATTTTGGAAATAGGCGAGAAAATAAGGAGGCTCAGGGAAAGGAAGGGGTGGCCACAAAAGAAACTTGCTCAGAAGGTTGGAATAAGCCCCAGTGTATTCAACCGAATTGAATTGGGACAAAGGCCAGTTCGATCAGATGAATTGAAGGATATATGCGAAGCGCTGGAAGTGGAAGTAAGTTTTCTTCTTGGTGAGGAGCACAAGGATTCCCAGGAAGTGAAGAATGACAGCGTTACAACAATAAGGTTAATTGAAGAAGAAGCAAAAAAACTTGGGTTATCCACCCAAGATCCCTTGTTCCAGAAGATGCTCTCTGACGCTTTCGATTTGCTCCGGATCGCACGAGGTAAGGATGGAAAGTAACTTGTTTTCCGTTTCGTTTGTCTGTCGGTCATCAACTCTTTTTCCCTCTGCGTCTTCCATTAACTAACACCGTCCCTCTGTTGTAGTAAAATCCCGGAACCGATCTGGAACTATGTATAGGTGAAACTATGAAAAAGAAAATAGCCGCGGTACTCCTCCTCTCTACTTTGATAGCCGGAACCGTAAGCGCTTCAAGCATTAATGGGGATTATAAAGGAAATCCAATAGTAAAGATTACCGTCGATGGTAAAGAAGTTAATGGAGAAGTTCCGGCCATAATTTACGACGGAACAACACTAATTCCAATTAGGGATGTTTCTGAATCCCTTGGTTCAACAGTTTATTGGGATAATAATACTTATACAGCTAGTATTTACTCAAAAAATTTTAGCAACTCTACATTGCGAGAATTAATGGCAAAAAAGAATGAAAACTCTAAGAAATATAACTCTTCTAACGTTAAATATATTGTTACTGATCTTGGTCCATATATATCTGTTGACACAGTCATTAGTGATGATATTGTATCGAATTTAAATAATATCGCTAGCGCTAGTGAATTACATGTTGATACAGATGCAGAAATAGTGTTTGTTAATATTTATTATGGTAATTCATATATGGGATTTTTCAGCATCCCAACAATGTATGCCAAGAAAATAATGGAATACAGTTCGATAGAAGATTATTACAAGAAAGCATGGACATGGACTCCAATAAATGGGTTTAGAGATCCTATTCAATTCGGACTGTCTCAGATAAACACATCGTCAGTAAGCGAATCTAATATTGTTGAATCAAAGATTGACGGAGATTTTGAAGGTTTTGATAATGGTAAATTATTCAAACTTCAAAATGGTCAGATATGGGAACAAATTGACTACACTTATCACTATTCTTATAAGTACAATCCAAAAGTAACAATTTATAAAGATGGATCAAATTACATAATGGTAGTAGATGGTATAGAAAAGAAAGTGAAAGTCCAAAAACTAAAGTAATACTTTTGCTATATCCGCAAAACTAATATTAACACGAAAATTAATAAATAGGAATGTATGTTCTGTTTTTATGTAAAAAAATTTTGAGAGGTATTACCTATGGCTCTCCACATCGGGGGGAGCCTTTTGATCAGACGATTACAGGAGGCCAACAAAACGCAGGAGGAATTGGCGGAATACCTTGGCATGTACCAATCCTTCATTTCCAGAGTTGCAAACAATAAGAAGAAACTCAGCTACGAGCAAGCAGCGCACACTGCTTATTTCCTCGGTTGCAAAATGGAAGATTTACATGAGCGTTATATTGACTGATCAAAAGGCCCTGTGAGTAGATTATAACTGCTCACGCCCCTGATTGGAATATGTCCTATGGGTGATAATCGAACTATTAAATCAACACACTTTCGACATTTTCGTAAGTATTAAGCACCTCCGTTATAAAGCTTCGAAATGTTCAGACTATTTCAGTCCGTGACTTTGAAACCGATTACAATTGGTTGATATAGGTATAATATAGCATATCTTTAGAGGTTTGTGACAAAGATTTCGGTACGCTGTGTTGGAACCATTATTTCAATTTTTTACCATACTCAGTTCCAAAGAAACACGCCTGAGTGGGATACTCAGATTCCGGGTGATCAAAATAAGCAATTCGCAGCAATTTATCGTGCCGTGTTATTTTATCGGCCTGCGCGAATATGTGGCGGTCTACCCTGGTGAATCCTTTCGGCTCATAGATCGCCGCGAATTCTTCTGCGCCCTTTATACGTCTGTATGTTCCTTTCCAGGTGTGAAAATAGGTTGTCCCTCTTTTGACCACCAGAAACAAAATATCCCGTTCGTCAATATGTGTCACTTCTCCCGTTTCTTCATTCGCTACTGGTATCATAACTTCACCTCAGTTATGATATATCCAACAGAGAAAAGATTTATACAGGAGGTAGACCGATGAAAGCATCGTTGTATGTGCGGATCAGTAAAGAGGAGCAGAGTGTATACAGTTTGGAAGAACAGGTCAATCAATGTTTACAGTACATTAAATCCGAAGGTCATGAACTGGTAGATACCTATATTGATGATGGCTATTCCGCTAAAAACACCAATCGTCCCAAACTGCAACAGATGATGCGTGACGCCCGGGATAAGAAGTTTCAGCTGCTGGTCATCTGGAAGCTGGATCGGCTTACACGGAACACCCTGGACGGTCTAAGGATGGTGCAGGAGACGTTCAAACCCAATGGGATCGAGTTTGCCAGCATTACCGAAGATATCGACACCTCTACACCGGACGGATTTATGATGTACACCATCCGCCTCTCTATGGCCCAAGCAGAGCGCGAGAAGATCCGGGAGAGAGTTATATTGGGTCAGCAAGCTAGAGCCAGACAAGGCGGCAGAAACACGCCTACACCGCCGTACGGGTATACCTGCGGGGAAAATTTGAAACTGGTCGTCGATGAAGATAAAGCCGAGGTTGTGCGAAGGATATTTCGGGAATTTTTAATGGGTACAGGGAAGATAAAAATTTGTGTAGGGTTAGAGCAAGATCAAATACCAGCTCCGCTTGGCGGTGTCACATGGTATCACAAGACCATTGCGACAATATTGAGAAACACGGCTTATATCGGCATGAGCGACTGGAAACAGCAAAGCTTGCCAGAAGATCAACGGATATTTGCCGAAAACACACATGAACCTATCGTAGAACGAGATATCTTTTTAAAAGTACAGGATTATATCAACCGACGCCGCGAGAAAACAATGAGCCAATCCAGCTATGATTTTCCGTTTTCCACCATCGTCAAGTGTGGCATGTGCGGATCCTCTTACTATGGTCGGTATACCAATCTAAAAAATGAACGTCAAAACCCAACCCGATTGTATTTCTGTCGCGGCAAAGTGCATCCGGGAACCTGTGAAGCATCCACCATATCCGAGCGCAAACTAACAAAGCTGGTGTTTGACACTATTCACTTTGATTTCCAATCTTTTGACCCGAACAAAGAAATTCACGAGGAAAGACCGGATGTTGGAAAAGAGAGAAAACGTATTGAAAAAGAATTGCTGAAATCCAAAGAGAAACAGATGAAACTAGCCAAGGCCATGTCATCCGGAAATATTGACTTTGACATTTATGTGCAACTGCGTGACGAAGAGAAACAGAGGGTGGATATCCTGGAGCAACAACTCGCGGACTTACCGCATGAACAAAAGACAGACACACGGAGACTTGGGGAGATTGTGGAGGAATTGAAGAATCTCAAGCAAGACTGGAACACTTGGAGTTATATCGAACAAAAAGTAAGGATACAGAAGATATTCAAGCGCATAACCATAATTAAGGTTGGACAAACGTGGAGAATTGAGGAAATCGAAGTTAACGCTTGACTATTTACTACACTTTTAGTACGTTAGCCGTATCAATAGTTTATTATGTGTATTAATTTCACCTCCACTATTCGCTTTATTTTGGTTGTAGTATACTGAAATCATGCGACAACGTAAATTTGAATCCCTTGAAGCTGCTAAAGCCTACCTGCAAGAACGAGGCGAACTGAAATACTTTGGCCGGATCGGCAACCAAGCAGAAATCTGCCTATACACCTACAAACACCAAGGATGGGAATATACCTTATATATTTACATGGATGGATTAGTTCAGATAAGGGAGTGATAGGATGGTAGATGAAGAAAAAACACCTAACTGGATCGATATAGGGGGTGTAATGATTGAAGTGCGTTCATGAAGGGTGCACAATAAATTCTGCTACAAGGGGTTACTGCGAAAAGCATTATTTACAATTCTACAAATCAGATAATTTCGAACCAGTTAGACACATATTCACAGATGATGAAGATTGCGCGATTATTGATACAGTATGCATGTTAACAGGTGATGGAATTCCTATAAACGAGACATTCAGAACAATATCAAAAGAAATGAATATAAGTTTTAGTTCGATAAGGTCAAGATGGTACATCAAATTGTTGCCAGAATTGAATCGTATAAGGGAGTAGCCGGGAATGAGAGGGAGTGATACAAGTGAAAATTAATTATGGATTATGGTGGAATGAAGGGAAGAAACCAAGATCCAAGAATTTTTCAATTGAATACACTATCGATTGGGACAAACCAGAAGACCACAATAAATTCAGGGAACACATCTGTTCCATTCATCCAGGTAAAAAACTGATGGGTTATGCGATAGCAAATGAAGCCGGGAATGAGTAAAGGAGTGATAAGATGGATCTAACTACGGCAATATTGTTAGCAACGAAAATGCATCATGGTCAGTTTGATAAAGGAGGACATCCTTATATCTTACATCCTCTTAGGTTGATGTTAAAAGCGGATAATGATATTGAACGCATTGTATCCGTTTTACATGATGTTATCGAGGATACAGACTGCACAAAAGAAACATTAATCAAAAATGGTTTTTCTTCATTAATTATTGATGCAGTTATGGCATTAACAAGAGCAGAAGGTGAGGTATATGCAGATTTTATCGATCGCATAGGGAAAAATGATATCGCTCGGAAAGTAAAAATATTGGATATTGAAGACAATATGGATTTGACGAGAATTACCAATCCAACAGAACAAGATTTTAGTAGATTAAAACGATATAAAAAATCATTAGATGCTTTAAATAGCATAGACAAGAATTAGCCGGGAATGAGTAACATCACCCCCGGCTTTTCTTTATTTATAGAAGCTTCTGCGCAATCAGTATTTCTCTCACCGCCAAAAGTTGATTCGCGGCCCATTGTGCATTTCCGTCTGACTCCCCGGCTTTCATGAGATTGGTCATAAAACTGTACTGGTTGGCTACCTCGTTCACCAGTTTCACTTTCCCGGCCCAGGTGGACTCCTGCTTGATCTTCATATCCAGGTTGATGACTTCATTACGAATCGTCTGATAGTCGTATCCGGGGCAATCGGTGGCGTTTAATTCGCTGTGTGCTTTGATAGCTTGGTATTGCGGTAGCTCTCGCATCAGCGTCAATGTAATGGCCTGTAGTGCGCGTCTGTCCGCGTCCTCCAGCGTGTCCTTTCCTGCGTATGACCCGGAGATACAGACATGTACTGTATAGCCATTATTTCCGGCAACGCCGTAGGTGCGGTCTAGGACGTTGTTACATTGATAGATTTTTCCGTCGCGGATCCAGAAGTGATAGGGGAATCCGGCATCGCCTTTCTTTTCGTTTTTGGTTAATTCAATATGATTCTCAGCAATCCGCTTGGCGACACTGATGTTATCCCACCCGGCGCGGAGTGATTTTGCGATGTCATCATGATGCCACGCCACGGTGGTCAGGTCATTGATATCCCGGGTTCCGGCCAGCTGCGCCCAGGTATAGTTTTTGTTGACCGGAAGCTGATCGGTAATATCGATTATCTGCGGGACGCCAGTTTTATTTAAAACTTCCTGGGGTATAGTCAGATTCCGCACCGGTGTTCACTCCTCCCCCTTGCTGCGCCTTCTGTGCCTCCTTGTCAATGCCACCCTCTACCCATACATAGAGCCAGGTTACGATGACTTGAGCGGTAATGTTGATAGCCGGTAGCCATTTGTTGACCGCGTCATCGATGTCTATGGTTCCGGTAAACACCAGGATCATAGTGGCGATGTTGGTAAAGGTCATAATTAAAAAGGCCTGAAACTTGGTACGGCCAAGCTTTTTAAGATATTCTCTCATTCGTCTTCTCCTCCTTAATGTTGATGGGTTTGTCCCCTTCCGGCGTGTGAATAACGCCATGAACCGGGCACGGGATCCACGCGCCAAACAGGGCCGTGAATTCCTTACTATATTTGCGTTCGAGTCTTTCTTTGCGACACTCCATGCTTCAACCCCCAAATGTCGGGATATGGCTTTCACGTTCAGCAAAATTTCCCTTATGTCGTCCTCTTGCGGATCCCGGAACCGCCGGGGCAAATGGTTATTGATGTACCGTTTCAACTTGCGATTCTTCAAGGCTAAAACAAGGATCGCTATACCGGAACTGAGTGTGATTCCGTTGCGGATCAGCGTGTGTATTGTGTCCAAGATGAATTCGTATAGTGTCATGTTGCTCACCCCTTGGAGGCGGATGATTCATCGGTGTGACCATGCGCCGCGCATATCGGTTGGCTACTTTTACCCCGTGTTCAAACTTGATCGTTTGGTACACTGGTGATTCACCAATTGGCAGGCCGTCCCAGATACAATAGCGGTATTCTACATAGGAAATCATCGTATCCCTCCCATAAGAAAAGGAGCCTCCTTAGAGGCCCCTATCTAAGATTCAATTCCTTTTTCATTTCCTTCCGGCCCTTTTCTCCGGCATCTGTCAAAATGTCTTTGATGCGTTTCACCTTCGTTTGAGTGGTGGCATTTGCGGGGATTCTGCCCAACTGCTTGGCGACTTCTTGTCCGACAATGGTTTGGTAGCGTACATATTGTTCTGTGGTCAAGTCAACCCGTTTCTGCGCTCGGGTGACTGGGTCCGTACCCGTGATGTACTTGGATACGCGGCGCGGTGCTAAAGTGTCATCGCCCGTATCGGACAGCAGTTCCATAACCATCTGCGCTTCTTTGGTTGGCTTGTAGACGCTTCGCTGCGCGGGGTTAAGGAATACGTCAAACACATTATCCAAGCGCGTCTGAGGCTGTCCTAGCGTCCCTACCTTTTGCTCCATGCCTTGAGCTGCAATCGGAACCCGGGAACGTGCCGGATTCAGCAAACCTTCTGTGAAGTCTGGGCTATAATTCTCCCGGAGTTTGTTGTCCATGATCTGATTGATTTGGCTGATAAAAGAAGGTGTTGCCATGGTAGGAATCTGCTTCAAAACATTGATGTCAAAGGCCTTAACCTTGTTGCTCTCCCCTGGCGCAAATTCAAACGCCTGTTGGATGCCTTGCAGGACGGATGTGTTAAACAGGGTATTGAGTGCGCCCAAGGTGACGTCCGTGGCTTGTTTCGGCAACCCTTCTGTCTTCCCTGTTTTCAGCAGGTCCTTGGCAGCTTGGCGGCGCTCGTTGATGATATTGGCCCCCAGCGCCAGCGGAATAGAACTGGGTTGCGCCCATTCGTATTGATAGAAGGTATCTCCAGGTTGAGGTTTTGCGGCCTTGTCTACGTCCGACAGATTCCCCGTTACCATAGCATCAAACATCCGTCCTACAGCCGATGCGTTAAGTTGGTATTGGCTCAGCCCAGCAGCCTTTTCCAGTTCGCGTACATCCACATCCGGCGAGGTTTCGCCGCGTAGTGCGCCTTTGGAGGCCAGCCACACGCCAACACCGGATAGACCAGTACCGAATAATGCCCGGGTGACGGACTGTATTACATCCGCCCGGGTTAAGTCGGTATTCCGGCTTTGGAGGATTTGATACCCCTGGGTGATGGCCTTGGCGAATCCCGCAGGGCTGTAGTCGATGGCCCGAAGCAAGAGATTGGCCGGAGTCTTCGCAAACGGGATGACCAATGAACCAACTCCAAAGTTTTCGGAGCCGGTGGTGAGTTTGTTTGCGCCGCGCTTTAAACGGGACAGCGACCGGGATAAGGTGGTTTCATCCTGCAAAGTGATGTACCGTCCGAATTCCTTGGCTACATCGGCAATGTTGTTGTCCAAATTGGCGATATGGCGATCAATATGGGCCTGCTGTGCTTGTCTGCCTTTGACACCTTTATTGATGGCGTCCAGGTATGCCATTTCCCGCAAACGGCCATCTACAGCACGGTTATAGGCCGCATAATCAAACCCCTTCATAGTTGCGCCAAGCGCCTTTTCTAGGTAGGTGATAGGGTTTAACTTGCTTTTAAATGCCTGGCCGGAGATATCATAAGCGGTGGTCAGCCCTTCCGGGTTTACGCCTCTCCAACCGGCTTTAGCGCCTTCGCCAAGGCTTTTCATAAAGCTGGTGGTGGGGCTGAAAAAGTTGTCCCAGGACATCGGTCCACGCTTAAAGGTGATCTGCCTGTCCGTACCTGTCAGTTTGGATACCGCAAAGTCAATGGGTGTCGCGGCCATGCGCTGGATGCGCTCAATCCGGTACAGCATTTCGTTGCCGACAATGTTCCGAATCTGCGTCTTAGGATTCAGTAACATGGAAATGTATTGCGCGGACGACAACTTTTGACCAACGCCAGCACGTTCAAACCCATTCAACACCGCCTGCAGGTCTTGGGATGCTGCGCGTTGAGCATCACCGGACAGTTCCGATACGTTTTTAGCAATGTTTCGGACAAAATCGATATCAGTTGTAGCTAATTTTGTTTCGTTTTTCTTCAAGTAAGTTTCTGCAATGCGTTCCGCCTGGGTGATTCGTTCTTGGCTGATCCGCTTTGTATTGATGGTCAACTGTTCCTGTGCTTTCTGGTAGATGGCCTGCAGCTGCGGACGGATCTCTTCGCCAAAGGTCTTCACCATTTCAGTGGACCAATCCGCAAACTTCACGCCGCCCTTGACCAGCTTGGAAGCCCCGACAATCGCATAATCGGCCCATTCATCAAAGGGCGTGGAACTGAGTCGATTTCTACGCGCCTTGATGCGCTCCATAGCGGCCTTCTCAGCCTCGTCCATAAATGATACTACCTTATCCCGTACACGCGGTTCAGCGAGTTCCTTGGGCGGTCTGGCTTCGCGTACAATGGTTTGTTTCGGCGGCTTCACAAATTGTTGAGCGTCTTTGACGAAGTCGGATACAATCTGCTTTTCTTCGGCAGTGATTTGCTTCCCGGCTTTCAGGTTATCCAGTATTTCAATTACATTTCCGGCGCGCTCCTTGCTCACACCTGCGATTTGGATAGCCTGCGCTGCGGTCATAATGTCTGTGGCGTTTTTCTCTGTCAGCACCACATCTGCAGCGCCTTTGGGTAACCGTTGATTGATGGCTTCTACCTTACGCGTAGCTGCCACCAATGCCCCTTCCGGCGTCAAACGGTTCCAGATTGACGCGGCCTGCACCGCCTGCCCGGCTTCGGTAAGCTTGGTAGCCAAATTTTCTGCCATGCTCACCGCCCGGTTAATGTCTCCGGCCTTTTGGTACTCGTCAATCAGCCGGAACCCGGTGGCTACCTTATCCGCCGTTAACCGTCCGCGCGTGTTCAGAACGGCAGATTCTGCAGCAGCCATGTCCTTCGTAATTTTGGCATTGGCACGTTCTACTGTTGCAGCATTAGTGATGGGCGTGTAAGTTCGCTTGGACGATGCTTCTAAACCTGCCTGTACCTCTGGTGTGAGTTTTCCCGATTCCCGAAGATTGGTGACTAAACCGCGTTCATTAGGATTGCTCTTAGTTTGTGTCCTTGGAGGAATAGCACTTGCTTGTACAGGTGACGCAGGTGATTTGCTTGTGCTGATATGTTTGGTTGCTACATTCCTTAATTCATTTTGATAGGCTGGTCCGGTTAACCCTTTATTTCTTGCGGCAGTAACATCAGCGGCCAATCTCCGAAAATCATCCTGTGTCTTTAACCCTCCGTTGTCTCTCACCAATTTTGCTACTTGGAGCAACGCCGAAGGTGAGCCACCTTCTGTCACATCGCCTTTAACAACCTTCTTCCATAGGGCATCATACATGGCATCCACTGCACCGCCGCCGAAGTTTCCTAATCCTTCACCTAAATCATTAGCGGAGTTGCGCAAGGATTCGAGTGGAGCACTCTGAGAAATTTGATTACGAATAGTGGGTATTTCAGGAGTGAAACGTAACGGACGCATAACCGGAGTATCGCTGACTGGACGGGAAATGTTTAAAGTTGGGGCATCATATACCCCATACGCTCTCCGGGAAGCGTATTGTTGCACACGCTGATTGATGGACGGTAGTTTCCCTTCTAGGATATCCATTAGGTTATAACCGTGCTCTTTGGCTACCTGAGCCGCGATATCTGCCGTACTGAGGCTTGTTCTTACCTCGTTTGCTAACTCTACCATATCCTCATAGGGTAGCTTGCGTACTTCATTTAAGGATGCTTCTCCAAGGTGTGGTTTTAACCATTTTGCCAGCTCATTGGGATTTTCTAAAGGTGGTGTCATCCGTTCTGTAACGATTTGTCGAATATCGCTCATAACGCGGTTGATGTACTGTTCTTGGTTGGCGTTCTTTAAAACTCCGGGTAAAGAGACTGTTTTGGGAGCCAACGCTTCCGTTATCTGCTGTTCCACTTCCGGTGCAATTGATTGCTTCCGCTTTACAAGGTTAGTAAGTGATTCGCCTATTTTTGTTCCCGCGAATTTACGCAAGGCCATTCCTGCTCCGCCTAAAGCAGCATCTCCTGCCGCAAATAAAGCTGCTTCCTTGGCTACGTTCGTAGCGCGTTGTCCTAATCCCTGGGATCCATCCATACGTGTGTCCAGCGCCGCGTCTACGCCTTCCTTAGCTGCGCCGTATAATGTCCCAGCCACACCACCTTTCACTGCCAAATCAACCAATCTTGGCGCGTTCTGCAATGCACTCTTTGTGAGTCCTCCGGCAAGTTTATAAGCTCCTCCAATTGGTGCAAATGAACCCGCAATAGATCCGGCCTTACCGGCAATGGAATCCTTTTGTTCTTGCACTTCTTCCTTACTTCGTAGAAGTTTGTTGGTCAGTCCAAAAGAAAGTTCATTGCTTACGGATTCGGTAAATGTGTTTGCCGCGTCTAGAACGGATTTGATCTTACTGAATACGCCAGTTTCCTTTTCTTTCGTACTAACCTGAATAGGTTGCACCGTCTCCAGTTGCTTTCTGGTCACGCCAAGTGGAGCAGAAATAGCCGATGCCACACTAGGCACACCGGCTGCTTTTGCTGTCTGTTCTTGGCGCTGGTTTTCTTCTTCCCATTTGGTTTGCTTCTGCGTCTCCAGTAGGGAAAACACGCCTCCTGATTTTTTATTACCCGTTTGTAACTGCTGGAATACGCCCATTGTGCGCCCCCTTATTCAAGGTTTGCTGCTTTGCGTAGTGCGAGATACCCATCATAGCCGTAAGCAGAAATAAACGCCTCAGCATTAGAATCAAGTTGCGCCGCGGCGTTTGGATTACTTTTAAGAAAGGAAATATCCGAAGCAAAATCCGGGTTTGTTTTATAGTCAGTTGTTTTTTGTGTGGTGGATGACGTTTGGGGATTAGCTTTCTCATATTCAAACTGCTCTCTCTGTAATCCAAGCGCAGCATTCTGACGCGCATTATCTGCCGCTGAGTTAGAAATTTGATTTTGCAGTTGTGCTTGTTGTAAGCCATAATCTAACCCGTATCTCCGTACATCCTCGTCAAACTTTTGTTGATACTGTTTGTCCGCAATCGCATCACGCGCCTGTTGATAGGCCAATTGCTGCCCTTGGGTATTGAGTGGTGCGTCTGCTTGGTTGTACAAGTTTGACCAATCATCCTTCGGCTGCAGAACGCGGCCTTGTTGATTGCCCACCTGTAAAGCTGCCTCCAAATTAGCCTGACGGTTTGTGAGATTTTGATTAAACTGTTGATTCTGCAAATTAGCGTCTTGTGCGCTTCCGGCCAATGTGCGCTGGCCGTTGTAATTTCCGGTCAATTGAGCAAGATTCATATCGTTTTGCATTTGTTGCTGTGTCAGTTCATTCAAAATCTGTTGCGTCAACGCCGCAGAATTGGCGTCAAAGTCCGCTAGTTGCTGCTGCGCTGCGGACGCTTGTGTGTTGTAATCTCGCATCAATGCTGTATTTTCAATGCCTCGGTCACGCAAGGTTTGACGTTGAGCATAACCAGTACGTCCACTAAACGGGTTATTGTTGCGCTGGAATGCTACATCCTCTAGGACATTGCTGTCATTTTGCAACTGCTGGGTGTAATCCATATTTCCTCTCAAACTGCTTAATTGCTGGTTTACGGCGCTTGCGATAGCTGCGCGTTGAGCAGCTACTTGTGCCGCGGCTTGTTGCTGTAAGGAGCTTTGCTGTGTTGCCATAGATGATGTAGGTGCCGTAAACAGGCCTTTCGCCGCACTTGCCGTGGACGGTGGGATGTATCCACCATTCTGCGGAACACTGTATGCACTTCCACTACCTGATCCCGTAGGTGACGTATACGCCCCTGTCTGATAGTTGTAGGTGTTCCCGGTACGTTGGGCATATCCATCACGCAGACGGTCCAAGCCTTCCTCCCACGGGCTTTTAATGCGTTGATTGCCGTTGATGTCCAACCCCATACCGGAGAGTATTGCCGCGGCGTTCGGGTTGTTTTCCTTGTTCAGCGATAACGCATGAATCTGCTGTGGTGTCATGTTGGAGGTGTTATACACGTTGTTGTTTGGAGCTGTGTACATGTTGACCTGTCCACCTGATCCGGCTGTTCCGCTTGCTCTAGCGTTGTCTGCAAACCCGGTATAGGCTGCGTTGGTCTTGTCTGCGCTCACTCCTGTTATGTTGCCCAGTGAGGATTGTTGCCCGCTGTAGGATGTAGGTGCAGCATAGGATGGTGTCGTGCTGTAGGTGGGTTTATACACTTGGTAGTATTCGGCGTTGGGGTTGCTGAGATCTGGAAATAAATTTTTATTTGCGGTTGCCATGTGTTCACCCCCCAATGAAAATAGCCCCGGGATGCCCCGAGGCTTATAGCGTGGTATGGTCCTGCTGATTGCTTACATACTCAATATGGTGTGGTACAATCCATAGCCGGCACTGTTATTCATGATGAACGATACATACCTTAGCAGATATATTGTGATTACGATCAGGAATAAAAGCTGCTTTGGAGCCAGGGGCTTTAGGTTCGGTTTAAACTTTGAAAAAATCGTTGGTATAGCAATTATTAAAAATATGCCGAAGTACATCTCTATCCTACCCAGCATGTTTAATTTAACAGACAGGATGGATATCAATACTCCAATTAACGCCAACTTACCGTAGATGATTTCCTTTCCTTCCAGCTTGTTAATATTAAATAAGATCAGCAAGAAAAAGAAGCTGCTCAATAAAGCTGATCTGATACTGTTTTTTAACCCCCACTCAAGGTACATAGCGTACTTTGGAAAATACACTAACGCTTTGTTTATAATAATATCAAATAACGGAGTCGCAAGTAGGACGGCCAAAAAGCTACAAATAATGATCATCATTTTTTTGCTTATTTTCTTCTCGTTCAAAAAAAAGTAAGCGGGTAGCAGTATAAGGGCGCTTTGGTGAAATCCAGATGCAATAAGTACAAGCAGCACATACCTCACGAGTTTTCTTTTTATGGCGTACTCGATGGCGAAAGTAATAAAACAGATCGCAATAGTTTGCCGTAGGCTGGACAGATGTACCAAAAATAGATATGGGTTGATCAACAGGATTAACACCGCAAACCAGTATTGATTAATTTTTAGATTCTTTTTAAGCAATCGGCTAATTGTGTAAATATAGAACGTGCTTATTATCACAATGAGCCACTGGAAATTAGGCACTAGCGTGTTGAGATATTTATATAGTATTTCTTTTTGCTGCCAGATCGGAATCGCCTTGTCAATGTACATGTAGTAATGATGCTGGGCATAAGCCCAATAGTCATTACCATAGCCGTAGCGCAACGACAAAAACAGCAGCAAAATCCAGAAAACAAACAAGTAAAAAGGGACCTTTTTATTAAGTGCGGGTAAAGAAAATAGCCAGGCGAATATAAACGTTACATGAGGTACCAAGGCTGCCATCGATATTACTCCCCTACCTTTTTACCACAATATAAGGAATTTCCGCCTTGTAAGCAAGTACAAATCACACACCTGTCAACTTTTTGAATGCAGACCACGCATCTGTTGTTAAACCTTTGCGAAAATACATATCAGCTAGTGTTGTGGCGTCATTATTTGCTGGATAAAACCATTGGATTGTGTACTTATTGTACGCACCACCAAGAGCGATAGGCCGGATGGTTTTTAATATCCCCTGTTTGCTTGCCGAGGGCAAGTTGAGGTCGCCGTCAACCATGGATGTTTCCTCACCCACAACGAACGATTCCGGCAGTTTCGAGGTATCGTATGTCGTCTTGAAAAAGTAGTCTTTGTTATCAGCCTGAAACTGATAGATTAAGCTTGTATAAGTATTATCTTTATCGATATTAGCGCTTGTGGTAAAGGTGTGCCCAGCTCTGCGCTCAACAGCTACGCTCATATTTGCTGTCGGTGCGTAAAAGTTGTTTTTTTGTAAGGTTACTTTAGATGATGTCCCATCCATGAAAATGATTCCAGAGAATTTACAGTCCACGAAATCACTTGCGTCCACGTAGACATCGTCCGCGGTGTATATGAGCAGACCGCCGTTTACCGCGCCAATCGTTTTATAGAATCGACAGACCGACACCACAACATCAATCATTTTGTTTACTACAGCATCAGCAGACCCTAATATTACTCCATTGGCATTTTCCTCAAACAGATTGTTCCGCAATTCCACTCCTCTTAATCCCGTGAAAAATCCGCCAAAATGACCGCAACCCTTTACTGTATTGTCAGCCACTTTTATGTTAATGCGTGGGGTGGAATAGTCAATTATTGTAGCATTAACCTGTCTGATGTGTATACCCATCTGTGTGCCTGCCGTTGACTCAATTACATTGCCCTCAATCGTTATGTTTTGAATCGGGTTAATGAGAGCTGATTGCCCTAGTGGGAAATATCCGCCTATCGCTCCTGCATTCCCGCCAATATTCTTGAGGTTATTTTTGTTTATTAGCACGTTACGAATAACCGCAAAATTATTGCTATTGGGTTCAATGTCGATGGCCCCTGGCATATCTGATTTCGTGCAATTACGGAATTTACAGTTTGAAATTATTAAACCGTCAACATCTATAATGCTGATGGCGTTACGATTTTGGTGCGCTACCCCATCAAATACACAATTATCTATTTGTACATTTGTGTTGTGTCTTTCTTCTCCCACACCACCACTTCCAAGGTAAATTCCATCACCGCGGAAGCCAATAAAGGTACAATTGCGTACAATCAAATTACTAATCCCGCTTACCGAAAATAGGTGGATGTGCTCTGAGAAAGTCTTTGTTATTGCCTCAAATATAACACCGTCTATTGTGACGTTAGTTAAGTTGTTAGCAATATCTGCGCTACCACTGTTACAAAAAAGAGCAGTTGTATCAGTAAGTAATCGCACAGAACCTCTGGCAGCTATTTTGATATTTGACTTTAATACCACCACATCAATGTAATAGTCCCCATTTGCCAAATAGAGCACGCCACCATTGGATAGCTTAGCAATACCAGCGTTAAATGAGTCTGTATCATTACCTCCCGACGGCGATAAGGTAACTGTATCCGCCAACCGTTCATCAACATCAGCAAATTTCACCCACACCGCAGTGTCCGGATAAGGAGCAAATAAAGTAGGATCAATGTGCTGTGCTTGCACCGCTTGATTGGCGATAGTCCGGCTACTCACTGCTTGATTAGCTAGTTTGGGCTCTGTGATATTCTGATTAGCTACCTTTTCCGTAATGACAGAGTTGGCAGCTAACGATCTACTTAACACAGCACCTGTTGCTAGTTTAGGATCGGTCACAGAACTACTAGCAAGTTTGGGGCCTGTAACCGAACCATCCGCATGGGGGAGTGTAGGAGCTGACAGGTGATCGTTGATAGCCGCTATGGTGGTATCTGCATTAGTATAAAGGTTTTCTACTGCTTCCTCTAATACAGGTGCGTCTGACACTTCACCGTTCACAAGGTTAATTTGTGCCGCGATTAATGGCGCTTTGTTAATAGGATCAAGCATGGTTTACCTCCCCGACACGCGGCCAATTGCCGTATAATCGTACAACTCACACGGCTCGTCGCGGTTGTTTCTGAATCGTATTTGGAAATAGACGGAACGTTTTTTGAGTACCAGCCTTTTCGGCTTGCCCACCAGTTCGGAGAAGTCCGGGTTATACCATGATGCAACTCCCCATGTACCCAATCCCCATATCATGATCTCGTTGTTTACCGCGCTCTCGTACTCCACGCTGGAGGTTAACGCCCGGATCTCCACATCAATGGAGGATGGGATATCGTACTGCTTGGACGACACTACCAGATAATCCAGGTAGGACGCATAGCCGGACTTCTCAAAGGCGATGAGATCAGTTAAACAGTCCCAATCCACGATAGTACCGGTGGTCTTCGCTACCTCGTTCCAGTCCCTGTAGAGCGTGGTGTCAAACTTATGCAGATGTCCCGTTTCCCCAGCGTAATATAGTGCGTCCGTCCGTACCAAACCATTAGCTCGGATGTTGGTCCAGAGGTACCATTCGCCGTTACGGGTATCAAACCCCATCATCAAGCGTTGGGTGTCGCGGCTGATACAGAGCATGTACATGTAGTTCTGTGCATCGTAATAACTCACCGCTGCAGCTTTCTCGGCCTCGGTAAAGCCGATCCCCGTGAAGTCGATGATATTCGCCGTTTTGCTACGGGTGGAATAGCGCCGTGACCCTACGTCCAGATAACCCGTGTCATAGATTTCATAAACGCCATCATCGGATAAAAAAAGAACGGTTTGGGAGCCGTTCGGGTAGGTGACTTTTTGGATGCTACGCGGCGCGATACAGCCATTATTGGAGTTCAGAAACAGGTTACCTTCGATATCATCAAAATCTTTCCCGGTGAGGATGCCCCACCCTTTACGCATGGGCAGCAGAACAACATTATCAAACACCACGCCATTACCGGTGAAATAGTCATTTTGTCTAACCCACCGTTCAAACTGTGTTTCCGGGAAGTAGTCGTATTCATAGGGCTTGGAGTAATACCATACATCCTTGCCGTCAGAGATAAACACCTGACCGAAATAAGTGAAGATGTACTTTGGTCCCTTAGCGTTGATATCGGCCAGCGCATTTCCCGGTGCCGGGTCTGGATCATCTGCAGCTGGGGTAACTGCGCTCACCGTATGAGTGGTTGCGTTGTACTCTTTCAGGCTTCCTCCATCGGTAATCAGCTTCCGGCTGTCCAAGTCCGCATTGGTAAAGTCCACATCCTGCATGTCTGCGCTCGTTAATGACCCTGTAGCCGCGCTCCAGGCGTTGGAGGCATATTTGTATAGGCTGGTTCCTGATGCCCCTAGAATCGTCTCTGACGCGCCGCTACGGTACACGGTTAGGTGCTTGATCAATGCACCCAACGCTGTGTTCGTGACAGGTACGCTGCCGGGACGTTTTGTGGATGAGCCGATTTTATTTTGATAGGCGTTGATCTGATAGCGCCAACGCCCTTTTGCCAGTGTGGTAGGAGCTGAGGCGGTGTCTGTCCCTAAAAGAGGGGAAACCTTGACTTCAAACGGCTGGTATTGGTTCTGTGCCATTAGTTCCCCCTCGCTTTCGCCACGTCATTGTCGCCTAATGGTTGACCAGTTGTGCCGGTTCCGCGGGCGCTGATAGAGCCTTGGGCCATGTTACCAATGGATGTCCTGTATTGAGTGTCGAAGTATTGAGCATTGGCAAGACTGTTGTTGCTGTACTTGATTTGCATAGACACATTGTTCATTAATGCTCTGTAACCCGTTGGCTCGATATCTGGATAATCGCTATCCAATGTTACTTTGTTGGGATATCGAAGATATTTGAGAGTGTACAATCCCGGAACAAGTTTATCGGGCGTGGTCAAACCAAAACCTCGCACATGGACTTGCTGCAGCGCTGATTCTCGCCACCAACCAATAGGCGCTTCGTCTGCCGTGCGCTTTTTCATGGACTGACCATTTGGCATCATAATCGTTTTTGGCTCGAACATATTGGTGATGGGGCTACCGGATTGGGTAAAGGTCACATATCCATCTGCGTCAATCTCGACAGCATCGGAGTACATGGAGCGATCTGCAATCTTCGCCAGTTCCATTAGAGCAATGTTCATGTACCCGTAGATGTAGGATTTCTGTGATGTGGCATTCCCCAATTCCTCGATATCCATCCGGTTCTGCTCAATAATCATCTGCGCCAGTTCCCCGGCGGTGTAGAGTTGGGTCACCAGGAATTCACCTTCCTAACCGTGGCCTGCTTGTTTTGCTTCGCCAAATCCGTCTTAAATCTCCGTTTCCCTGCATCCCATGTGGCAAAATAGCGGTCTATCAGATATTTGGACTGTTCACTATTACCCGGGAGTGAGAGAATCATAGCCGCGGCATAAGAAGCCACCACATCCTCATATCCGTTAAACTCGGGATCACTTTCATCCATGTCATTCTGCAGGAGCGTGGCATATTTGTAGTAATAGAAATTCAGCGTCTTATCATTGGTGGGATTGGGCTTCAAGATAATCTCCCCGGCCCATATGGCGTAACCGAAACTTACGTCATCAATGGTCACCAGATCAAATATTTGTGCTGGATTGTCAATGCTTCCATCCACTAATGCCCTGGGCGACTTGTAGCGCTCAGGAAGGGTGTAATTAGCTGTCCCAGACGCGACAGAGTAACTTTGTACACCCTCAATTCTGGCCTCGTTAGACAGCATTGTAAGGGCGCTATTGATTAGATCGCGCATGTGGAAGGTATCGTGGTATTGATCATTGGTCATGCGGAAGATTCGATCTTTCAGATCATGCAAAATCACGGGTATTACCCCCCATATAAGGCGTGGTTCATCAGTGGTTTGTAAAGTACGTCCGCCATACCGCGTGAAATTTCGGATATTTCAGCATCTTGGCGGCGTTCTTTTAAAGCGTTGGCCGCGTCAATCTCCCGGAACGGGTTATATCCGCGCCTCGGGTCAATCTCTTGCATCCGTCGTACCACCCGTGAGTCCAATTCCCCTAGCGGTACACTCATCGCGGTATATTCTTCGTATCCATCAGTACAAATGACATGATGCCTCATGGATCTCCAGTCAAAATCCACACGTAGAATGTTTGAATCCAGTTCTTTCAGACGGTCTTCAATGTGATAAATGTCAGCAAATGCGCACATATTCCCTCCATAAAAGAAAAGGAGGAGCCTAAGCCCCTCCTCATTTTGTATTAGACCAAGTATCCCGTGGCTTCGGTCAGGTCAGCCAGTTCGGTGTGAGCGTTCCGGCGATACGTGACCAATGTTTCATAGCAGAACATGGTAGCTGCGTATTTGTCAAAACCAGGAACAGGAGCCAGAGCAGCGCCCTTATCATCTTCCATCCATTCAAAATCAGACAGTTGGTAAAGGTCGATTTCATCCAAGTCCAGGAAGTCCATGCGATTGGATTCGAAATACCTGTCTACATACAGCGGCTTTCCGTCGAACTCCAGGACTTTGTTCCCTCCTTCCAACTCCATGGCGTTCACATAACGCACATTGTTTTGCAGCAATGCTTCGTATGCCGCCCGTACTCCATAGGATGTTGCCAGGAAGTCTACCTTACCACCTTGCAGTTCGGATGTGTCCATGGCTTGGCGCATAAGAGCAAGACTAATAGCCCGGTTTGTGCCGCCATTAGCGATCCGGTTCGGCTTCCACCACGGATTAGTCGTTGGGTCAATGCCCTGCAGTAACAAGGACTGGCTCATAATGCCACCAAGTCCCATAGCCTCGTTGTTCAGGTCGCCTGTTACCACAGCATAGTCTGTAGCTGCGGTTGTCACAGCTGCACCGCCGATGGTAATGGTGGAGTTGGCCGCGTCAATATTAGTGATTGTTCTGCCGGTTACAGTAACAGTGCCGGAGTTGTTTACGATATCAATCGCCATGCCGACTTGAAAATATTTAATTTTGCTCACGGTTAACGTATTTACAGACGTATTAACCGCAAAGTTCGCCAGTTTCCCCGTTCCATCTCCAAACAACGCCCGCGCCCGTTGATCCTTCAAGTCACGCAGCAGCCCTTTCATTTCGCTGTCTACGGCCCGGATAAATGCACCCTTGTCGTTCCGCATGGCCTTGATGGTAGGACCAGTGATTTCGATGACACCGTACAGGTACTTCACATTCCCGGTGGATTCCTTGTATTTTTGGTTCCCTGCCGTTGGAAGAGCGGCGCCTTCTGCGCGGTATCCGATACCATTGTTGCGGCCATAGTGGAGGGGCACGAAAAACCGTTTACCTGTGGCCTCTTGTTTCTTAGCTGCCAGCTTTTTGATGATCGGGTTATCATTGTTAAGTTGATCCCGTACCGGACCCAGATAGTCCTCTTTCAGTACCGCATTGGCTTGTGTCAAATCAAATGCCATGGATTATACACTCCTTATTGTAATCGTTGTAGTGCCCGCTGTCGGGCCTCTTCCATTGTCTTGGGCGCGGGTGATTGCACTTGCCCCAACGCCGAATTTCCCGGAATATTCGGGATGCTACCTTTGGCGGCAAGAAATTCCTTTACGCCTTCTTTTTTGGCGGTTTCCAACTGCTGTTTCATCGCTTCGTACTGCATGGCTTTGTAGGCCACTTCCATGTTGCCAATTTGGTTATTCACCATAAATTCCTGAATGGCATCAGGTTCAGCGCCGTTTTCTTTGGCGAACACCTCCAGCCCTTGGCGAAACTGGCTGTACGCTTGCTGGGCTTGGCTTTGCTGCTCGTACTCAGCAGCTTTAGCGGCCTTGGCTTCCAGTTCATCCAAACGTTTCATAACTTCAGGAGGGACGTTGTTCTGTTCGGCTCTGGCTTGCAAGCGTTCCATCTCAATTTGTTCTTTCAGCGACAATGCATCGCTTCCCGTTTTTTCTTGTGCCCAGGATGCGATTTCCTTCATGGTGTCGTAATCCTTGTACTTCTCACTGACCGATGCTTCCCACTTTGCTTTTTCGGCGGCTAGTTTGGTGGCGAACGCTTTTTCTGCCCGTAATTCCTTCTCCCCGGCGGCAGGAGTTGTTTCCACGCCCGTTTCATTCGTTTCAAGTTGTGTCTCGGCGGCAGACACGTCATCTACGCCCGTTTGTACTTCATCTTCCATGTTCGTTTCCTCCTGTCATACGGCGGCTATGACGTTTTAACGCCCGCGAGTAAAGTAAATAGGCACTAGGATTCTCACCTAACGCCTGTCGGTTGTCGCATAGCTGCGGTTTGCAGCGCGGTATTGGCCTTTAGCGCTTCGCTATCGGATCTGGCTTGTAAATCCATGGACTTCATGTCCATCTGTCTCTGATGGGATTTGTCAGCCTCTTGTGCTTGTTGCTCGGTTTGCTGTTGCTGCATCATCATTTGTTGCTGTTGCGCTTGAATCTGTGGTGCCATAATGTACTGGATGTGTTCATCGCAGTGAGCATCTACAATCTGCTGTAGCATCGGGTCCAGTTCGTCATATTCCCGGGATTTGCGGAACCGGTTATGCACCATCAGATGTACTTCATGGTCGTAAAAGTCTCGGACAATGGGCAAACCCGGTACAGGTTGAGGAGGCATCATTCCAAGTTGTTCCGGCGCTGCTCCCATCATAGCAGCTTCTTGAGCGGACATTTGATACGCCTGCATTTGTGCCATGTATTGCTGGATTTGCTGCAATATCATGGGGTCTTCAAAGGACTGCTGCCACTGTCGAACCTCCATAAGTGCCTTGTTTTCATCTTGTTCGGTGTCATCAAAGTATTGAGAGGCGATGGATTCGCCCAGCATCCGCACTACCCGGCGTGTATCCGGCTGTCCGGTCTTGGGATCGGTGAACATTCCGGCTCCCCACATAGCAAGAACTTTTTCGTCCTGCACGGCTTTTAGCGTAGGCATGGACGATCCCGGAACCACATCTACCACTTCGCTTCCCGTCAGGTCTGCCCCGGTAAAGGTAAAGGCCTCGATCTCTCCGGTTTCCCCAACAATGGTCAATTGCTGTTCTTCCGGGAAATACTTTTGCACCAACCGGAGGACTTTCTCGCCCCATATCTTGATACCGTCCTCGTAAGACTGAACCAGGAGCGCTAATTTTGTTTCGTCTTGCTCCACTTGGAGTTGTAGACCGCCTAGCGTGTTGTTCCCGCGAGGTGTTGCGCCTTGGCTGATCTCATGCGCCCCGGAGATATCCTCCATGTCGGCTTCATCGCGTTCCATAGCGTTCTGCCAACCGGCTCCAGGCTCAATACCGCTGACTCGCTCCGGCTTCAATGTTTCGTTGGGTGTGTAGTGGATGATACTGCCGATTTCATTCACCAGCTCTTCGTCATCAGCCCCTGGATTCAACCACATGGGATTTCCCATTTCCTCCAGGATTCGAGCCTCTGCAGTTCGCTTGATGTTGTAGGAGCGCTGTGGTGTTGTAAGGTCCGTGACTACGGCATCCGCAACCGCACGTCCAGGAATCGGAAGCGCCGGGAAGAAGATGTATGGATTCTCGCCGGGGTCTTTCTCCTCCCGAAGCAGCTCTTGGTCGCCTGCGGTGACAATCCGTCTGCCCTTCGGATACTTCACACAAGGCCATTCCCAGTAATCACGGACCATCGCATGATTGCCGTACTTACGAGGCTTATCGGTGATGGATCCGAACTCATAGGAATTGCGCTGTTCGATGCTCTCCGGCTGGACTTCCTTGCCGTACTGCTCCCGGATTTCATCCACATCCGTGGGCCGTTCCTCCACCGCCCATTTGATTTCCGTCACATCTTCGGCGTTCGGGTCCACCTTGATAGCGAATTGATCGCACACTAACGTGCATATCTTGCCTGTCTTGGCTGGGGCTTTCTCTACGCCCTCCGGCAATTCCTCTGTCTTCGGGATATCCTCGCCTTTGTTCTTGTCGACAAACACCTTCAAAGCCGGGCAACCATCGGTTAGCATGAGCAACTTCAACCGTCTTGATTTGGTGTCCATCTTGTCGGCGTCCCACTGGTAATGCAGGTATTTCAACCCGGCCTTGGCAACCTCGATGCGTTCGGTATCGTTGGTATCCGGCTTTACCTCCAGCTTTACGCGGTTCTTGCTGAGTTTGGACAGCAGCGTGAGGATGGCCGGGCGCAGCTTATTGAACGTCATGCGCTTTTCACCAGGACGTAAATCCGGCACATACACGCGCTTCTGTGTCCGGTCCCAGCTAATCCATTGTTGGGAGGAGTAGAACGCCCGGTTGATCATAATTTGCCGCAGGATTGCCCAATTTGTGCCTTCCTCCGCGCGTTCCTTTACAAAACTGACGCTATCTTGCTTCTCCTTATTCGCCAAAGCATCACCCCATTTCTAGGACAATTTATAATCTTCTGTTTGGTTAATGTCGCATTCAATTGTAATGTTGTCATATTCAAAAACGATAGGATAAATGGATGGGAATACTTCTTTAAATTCGGAAAACTTTTCCTTGGATACGATTATTCTTTTCGGGAAGCATTCATTGCCCTTGACGTACGCAGAAATAATGCTCATCATTTCAGAGTCAAGATTCCGCTTTCCCTTAACGTCATAATCAAAACTCATGGTTCTACCTTCCTCGGACGTCCACCCTTGTTCTTTGTAGTTTCCTGCTCGTTAGGTGTGACGGTAATGGTGTGGCCCGGTACAATCACCTCCCTGATTTCAAAAGGTAAATAGTTGATATCCGGGAACTGTTCCGGGTCCGTCCCTTGCAGATAGGCGTCTTGTTCACTCTCTGCCGAAACAAAATGCTTAACCCGTCCAAACGATAATTCATATACGGCCATGTCATCCCTCCTAGCTGATGTAATCCTGCTTGTCCTTTTCTTCTTCTGGCTTTGCTGCCTTGATCTCCTTGACTACCTTACTGGTGTACTCCGCAAAGCTTGGCGCTTGGATGCGGTCTAGCAGCATTTGGCGCTCCTGCTTCCAACTGTCACGTTCACGCTCAAATAGGCTGTTTTGCTTCACTTGTTGGCATGTCATACCAATACTCAACGCAGCAATCGCGATAATTGCGACACACGAAATAATGATCATCCCACCAGATCACCCCTTTTTGTCTTCTTCTTGACAAATTTCTCAATGTTCTTCTGTGCGATTTCTTCTTGTGTGGGGAATTTGGTTTCCTTAACCACTTTACCGCTCATGTAGTAATAGCGGTGTAGTGCTTGGCTCATGGCGTCTACTTGGTCATCATGTGCACCATTGGGAAAGCTTGCGCACTCTTCAACAAAGTCATGGATCCATGTCGATCCTTGCGGCAAATAGACATTTTTCGCTTCTATAAACGCAGAAACAGCGTTCACTCTCGCCACTTTCCCACCTTCCGGGTTAACACTAATGATTCCCGGAATCTCCATAGTAAGTGTTTGAATGATCGCTGATCCATTGGCCTTATCTTCAATCAATTTGACTGCAGCTTGCGGATATTTCTTTGCCATGTTTCGAATGGTCTGTACGGTAGCTGGGAAGTTCATTTTTGCCCTTGTCTGATCCACCAGATAGACGTTAGGGCCGTATCTACCCCATACTTGGCACACTACATAGTCGCTGTCGTCCTCGTCTTTAAACGCGGCGTCAACGCTTATGAGCATACCGGATAATTCAGGCAGTACGCTGTAATACTGCCACCAATCACGCTTAAGCATGTTCCCCTCCTGGCTGGTTGGCCTGCCCTGAAACAGCGCGTTAAAGCTGGATGGCAACTGTTTGCGCTCTTCAATAAATGCAACTCCGTAACGTTCCGGCCATAGCGGTTCTCCGATTTCTCTGTTTAATGGATTCCCTTCTTCTGCAATGTGCTTTTCATCGCATTCCAGCGGAAGGTTAATCCGTTTCCACGGAAGCACCTTTGCCTTTTCGGGATTCAACAGCCTGCCGCACAGGTCATCCTCGTGCCAACGTGTCATGATGATAATCACGATAGCGCCGGGGTGGATCCGAGTGGATATAGAGTCCGACCATTCACCCCAATGCTTCTCGCGGATAACCTCTGAACTGGCTTCCTCCCGGTTCTTAATGGGGTCATCCACTATAATGCAATCACCCAGGCTTGAACCGGTAATGCCAGACATGATACCGCGTGAAATCATTCCTCCTCGCGTCTTCTTCCCTGTCTTGGCATCGATAATCTCCCATTCGCCCTTTGCGTTGGTGTCCTTGGAAACGCGAATACTGAATAATTCCTCGCCATGCTCTGTAATCTTGTCCTTGTTCTTGGAACCGAATTTGCTGGCAAAGGTGTCGTTATAACTTACCTCAATACATCCTTCCGTGGGGAAGTTACCCATGAAGAACGATGGGAATGTTTCCGTAATGTGCATCGACTTCCCGTGTTGCGGAGGAACGTTGACCATGATATATTGCGTCTCCACCGGTATTTCCCCGGCTAACATACGCTTTCGTTTCTTTACTGCCTCATCCAATGTGAGGCATATATATTCACCATGGCGAGTGTATTTGTACATCGAACCATGAGTGTATTTTACATAATCATAGTAATTATTCGCAGCCCGATGCTTCTCCTCGATTTCAAGAAGCTGGAGGAGTTCCATTTCCTCTCTTTCGGATAAGCTCATTGATTCTCACCTTCCGTTCCTCTGGCGAGAGTCCGGTTAGATCGGTTGTTGTGCTGTCTAAACCTCCGCTAACATCCATTCTTACTTTATCCGTGAACATGCCAAGGTACTTACCGATGTTCTCTAGTGCTTTGTTTGCGCCAGATGAATCGAATTTGTACTCTCCCGTTCCGTTTCCATCGCGGTCCTTTACTTCCTCTGCCTGCATACACCGTTCTGCGATGCTTTTGAAGCTTGTTAGCACCCATTGCACGGAAATGTTGGATTCTTGCTGCAATTGCGCCTGTCTTGTAGCAATTTCAGCCTTCACGTTATCATTTGTTAGCAGTCTTGAAGCATTTACCCTTGCAGCATCTTCGGAGCATTTGTATCCGGCACGCAGATAAGCGGCTGCTCCGTTCATATCCTTCATATACTCGTTGACAAAATTCATTTGCTTATCCGTCAATGCCATACCTCATTACCTCCCCACTATTGTTACGTTGTGTATCAATCATGTTTATACTGGTACGGCGAAGTTGAAACATAACGTATCAATATCGCTCACACATCCGCCAGAATGCTGCTGGAGCCAGCGGATACAATATCCCATTGTCCTTGACGATGTAGTCCCCCACCTGTGCGGTTAATTCCCCGCGTGGCGTCTGGATGGTGACGGTGTCGTTCTCGTTGATCCGCGCCTGACCTTTGGTGAATATCATAATGGACAGTTCGTCCTTCCCGTCCCAGTGTCTGGCGTTTATGGGTCTGACTTTTGTTCGGTATTCGTAGTGTTCCATTCGTCTGTTTCCTTTTTTTCTATGCTTTTTATTGTGGCTTTGGCTAATATCCTGTATAGGGTGAATAAGGATAGTAAGATAGACCATTGAATCAATGCAATAACCATTGTTACGGCCCCCGGACTTCGTCCTGGGAGGATTCGGTCGATTTCGAAGCAGGGATAAAACAAAAGAAGCACCGGCTGCTCTCGATAGCGGCTAGTGCTTCTTCTTATGTGATGCGCTACATGACGCCATCATGCCCAGTCCCCCGGTACGCGCTTGTCACCTTGTTAAACGTGGGCATAGGACTCTCACCTATGCATGATAAGCAGTTCAGGCACTTATCTTGGAAAACTCGGTTCGAACGAGTTTCTACCCCTGATCCTAGCGTCTATCTTCCGCCACCACGTTAACATATTTGGGAGTGCGTTGGAAGCTTCCTCTTAACTACCCCACACTACTAATATAACAAAATGAAACGGTAATGTGTCGGTAAATAAGCGGTAAATTACACCGATATTCGGTCAAAAATGCGTTCAAAGTTGACTTTCCCATCCAAATT